GCTTTCCCTTGTTTTTTAAATCTTCCTTGGTCAACCTATTAGCTTTCTTGGCTTCCTCAATAAATTCCTCAAGTAAATCATTAAGTTCTAGATCAGCGAGGATATTTTCTTTAGTGATCTTCTCTTCTTTGCTCCAATCCTTCAGCATCCGTTTAGCGATATAGATATCTAGATCAGTACTTTCATCATAACCTGGCATATCCATAATGATGTCATCTTCGCCTTTGTACCTGATCTTTTCTGGCCTACTAAGATTCTTGGCCTTCTTCTTCTCGCCAAAAGATAGATACTTACGCCCAGTGACGAACCTGTCCCCATCTTTCTTAACAATTTCTTCTTTAGCTCTACTCATTAGTACCAACCCCTTTTTTTTAATTAATTCAATTAGCCATATCATATTAATACATAGTATCTTGGTCGTCAGCAAATTTGAACTTAACATTAGCGTCCTCAGTTGCATTGTCCCATAACGCTTCTCCATTAACTGTAGCCGTAATCTTATCTGGCCCAGATACATCTGCACTCACTTCAGTTAACTTAGCTTTAGGGTAAGTGATTGTTAGAATTGGCGTATTACTCGTGTCTCCGTAATCTCCAATATCTATAGTCAGTGGGACTACCAACCCATTCTGCAAGTCAGATTTTAAACCTTCATAGATAGCTTTGTCAAATTGCAAGGTCAAGTTAAAAGTGTGCTCACTACCTTGAGCATCTAATGACCTTGGAGTCTTGCTAAGACCAAAATCATCCGTGTCTATACTGTTGTTGTGAGTGAGACTGAACTCATCAATCTGCTGAGTGACATCTACTTCATCCATAGAAGCTACTGCCTGCCAGGCGAATAATTTACCCCCTACGTTTTCTTCGACAGTATCAGTTGGATCAACCGTACCACTAGTCCCAGATTTACCAACAATGTCCATACTATAAGTTAGAATGGATTGTGATGTCAAAGTTAAACTAAATTGATTTATGCGACAATCTACATATTTCTCATAATATTGTTCATCTGTAAACCATTTGAGAAAAGTCAACCACCCTGGTAATTCCTGATCTGGTGTGAATGTGTGTAGGAAACATGATGCATCTGTATTTACGTCTTCTGGGGTTGCATCTTCTGGGCCGATTCCATGTTTGATGATCATGGGTAACGTCATTTGGCTAACCTCTGAATCAATTGAACCTGAGATAGATGAGCCAGATACATAACTGTCATCTCCAAATCTGTTACCAGTCAATGCTTCACTTTTAGTGGTCTGGACATCTATATCTAAAGAATTAGATGTTGTTAACAATTTATCCAGAGTTGTTTCATCTGAACCCTCAGATGCCTGTTCCGCAATTGCTGTTACTGTATTTCTACCTGTTGCACCCATTTTAATAATTCCTCCCTTCGAGTTTTAACTTGCTAATTAATTCTAAATTGTCGGTTGTTTGTCTGCGCATATACTGTGCTAATATCTCGTCCAAACCATTATTCAATGAACCGTTCAGAGTATTATTAGTTTCAAATGTGCTTATTAGATCATCTACAGAACCAATGAATTGTTCTTGGCTTCTGTCCTCTGGGGCTTCTTCGATATAATATAGGATCACACCTACACTATTGGTGAAATTACTTCCACCTAGCCCTCCATCTGCCTTATTCCCATCATAATTAGGCTCTATACACACAGCTGGGTAAGCACCTGGTACATAGTCTTGATACTGCCCTACAAACACTTCTGCTGCACCCACTGTGTTTAACAATATGTCCTTAACCTCAGACACCTTATTAGATAACATTATTTAACCTCCCACCTGATCATGAAAACTTGTACCGTCTGCCATGCTTGTAACCTGCTATTCATCTTTGGTTGTGGGTGAGAGCTCTGGTACTTAACCATATATGAACGAATATTACTATCACTGATGTCACCTTCATTAAGCAGACTCTTAACTTTCTCAGCAAATTGCAAAACCGCGATATCACCATTCTCAAGGTTGGAATAACTGTTAATGAAAATCGGCGTCTCTTGTTTACCTTTTACCTTTTTATGGTTAGAGTCCTTAGCTATTTCATAAGTGATGGCATATTTATCAAAACCTTCTAGCTCATCAATCTTAGTAATTGGTCTCACTTTATCTAAACCTTCTAAGAGGGTCAATTCATTTTCCAATGCTTGTAACATTTTAATCATTAAACAGCCACCACCTTTCCTAATTCATCAAGTACATATCGTTTAATTTCCTCTTTGGTTTCTTCCCATGCTGTCCACATAAACTTATATGCTTTAATGCCTGGGTGATCACCATAAGTATAATCAGCTGGTTTTTTAGGGTGATTGCTTTCTGCACCCCGTACACCTGTTCCGTATTCTAAGAATGGGGCGTATTCCATGTTAGTCCCTACAACCCCTTCTGTAAGTCCGAATCGTTTCCTGACGAATGAATGGACACTGGCACGTAATGTCCCAGTATCAACCAGACCACGTTCTCCCTCACTCTTAACTGGGTAATTAGTGATACGCATAATCACGGCGTCTTCCAGCTTGAGTGCTGCACGTAACATTACCTTATCTATATGACTCTCGACTTCTGATTTGATTTTCTCGAGCTGGCGAACAACCCCATCCAAACCTTCAAAATCAGCTTCAATCCAATTATTACTAGGCATTAAATTCTCACCAACTTGCATTCAGTGTATCTCCCGCCTGTGTTATGGTATGGTTGGCTCACGATTTTATACATATCGTCTACAACCATCCCCCGAGCCAATCTATCAGTCATGGCCCCCTTCATCTTGGCCTTGCCTGTGTAACTCTCCCCCTTCTCAGAAGTTTTATAAGACGGATTATCAATGATGTCACATGGGTAATCAGCAATGACCACTTCTTCGGTATCTGTTTCATCAACGGTGAAATCAGATCTAGTACTGTCAGATGAAGTGCCAGTTGATCCAGTGATGCATACTACTTGAGAGAATGTCATATGATATCCACCACCAATTCATTATCATCCACTTCAGCTGGAAACAACTCGTCTAAAGTATCTTCGGGTATAGCATGTTTGATTAGGTCAAGTACCTGTTCAGGTATCTCGGCATGCTCAGTATATTTAACACTATAATCTTTGTCGCTCTCTGCTTTAACACCTGGGGATCTGTTCCAATGATATTCACACCATGCTAGACAACCCAATTTTAATTTGCTGTCAATCTCAGCCTGCTCAGTTAATGAACTAATATCATCATTAACAGCGCCTAGAATAATTTGCAGTTTGCCATCATACGTATCAATCATATCTAACCCTAAGTATGATTTGAGCTCATCTAAGGTTGCATACATCACTTATCACCCCTTAACTTGTGTCACCTTCATTTTCCTCTGGTAATCTAGCAATACCCTTATCTAGCAACCGTTTCGCTACATCCTTCAATAGGTCAACGGGTTTTTCAGTTTCCTCAACACGTTCACCCTTGTACCTAATGGGCATATCAAGGATAACCTTCATATTACCACCTCCTAAATGGGAAGGTTACCCTCCCCACCGTCCATTAAATTACAACTCCAATAAATACGCTATCAGCATATGGGAATGTTGGAAACTTAGTGGCTGCTGCCTTAGTCCAGATGGCAGGTGGCTCTTCCTTCTCCCACTGTTGTACGTATACTCCGTTCTGAGATCTAACAATATTCTTATTCATAAGTCCTTCAGCTGTCGGCCCAGTTAATGTGTCTCCCAATTTACCATCTGGGAATAACACCATTCTATCTTCTGGGAAGAATCTCACCCTGTCATAAGTTTTGTTATCCTGTAACTCCCGCACCTGTAGGTCATAAGTAGCAATAATCGGTAGATTCATAGCATTCATAAGTTGATCTAACATCTGCTTAGTGATTACTCTACTACCACCATTATCACCAAATATCATCATTCTTACTTTAGCGTTCTGCAAAATGTAGTTAAGCACCGTGCGAGAAGTCAACGCCCTAGTAGGCCTTACCCCCGTATTATCCTCAACCGCATCAGCCCACCCTTGGATAGTCTCAATTGGGTTGGAGTTATCAGTATCAGAGAACATGTCGGTACTTGTCAATGTCTCTTTGTGATCATCAGGTACACCATAATCGACAGTTGCGATAAAACCATTCTCATTTAATGACACTTCACCAAACGCCAACGCGTCCAAACGAATTTTCTCAATACGGTTGATAATCGCATCATACATTCTGCCAACGTCATCAAATAAAGCACGAACGATATCTTGGTTTCCTTGGTTCTGCTTATATTTGATATACAATTCCTCATCTAAATCGATCTTCTCTTTAATAGCTGGAATCTTGCCAGATAACTTGCTAGCTCCATCTCTCCCAGCTGTCTTCGCTTCAGCATTAAAAGCCTGTACATGACCCATGATTGGATCTGCATTTGACCCTTTGACACTAGACCATGCTAAACTGGAAGTGGTACGCATAGGAAATAGTGTTGGACCAATTAAATTTCTCGATTGCCTTTTCTGTAGATACTCTAACTTCTGTTCATTCGTAAGTAACTCTGCTAAATTCATTTATATTTTACCTCCCTTATTATACAAATTTAATATCCAAATTAGATTT